GTTTTACGCGAACGCTCAACGGCAGGTCGCGGATTAGGGTGTCGTCGGTGATCATGCTGCCACCCTCGCCTGATTGCCGATGTGTAGGGCCTCGTCGAGCAGCTCCTCACGCAGCGTGTGCAGCGCGGACAGCCGGTCGAAGTGGGTGTCGCGGTCGGCGATGAGCCGGTCGCGGTCACCGAGGTAGTCGCGACCGTTCGGTGTGACTTGCTTGAGCGCCTCGATGGCCTCGTTCAGTGCGTCCCTTGCGTCGCGGCGTGGCTGAACGAGGTCGAAGGCGCTGCTGCCGTTTATGTTCAGGGTTGGGCGGATCATGCTGCTACCTCCCCTTTGGTGTAGAGGGTGGTATCGACGCCCTCGTCGGGCCAGCGGCGATCGACGGTGCGGTAGGTGCCGCCGTCGAGTGCGCTCAGGGCGCGGGCTGCGTGGCCTGCGTCGGTGGCGAACTGAAACTGGGCGGTCATGTCCCACTTCTGGGTGGCGGTGCATTTGCGTTCGAGGTCTATTTTCATGTTGTGTGCTCCTGTTGCTGATATGGTGGGGGACCGAAGTCCCCCGTTTGGGTTAGTTATTTTGGGCGGCTATGATCTCGACGTAGGCGTCGATGCGGTCACCCATGCGCTGCGCTTCGTTGTCGGCAGCCCAGCGGCGCTGGTGGATGCTGCCCTCGAAGCAGTACAGCTCGCGGCGGTAGCGGAACTCGATTACCGGCTGGTAGCCCTTGGCACCCTTGTAGCAGGACATGGGGCGGATGCGGGTGGTGTAGTTGGTCATGTTGTATGCTCCTGTTGCTGATAGTTACGCGGTGATGCCAGCGATGGCGGCGCGCTTGGTGCGGTACGTCTGCATGTACAGGCGTGCGTTGTTGTCAAAGTAGTAAGTGTTCCACAGGCCGTGCTGATCGATCTCGACGTCGTATTCAACGCCGTTGAACCAAAGAGTGTAGAGACCGGGTGCGATGCGTGTAGTCATTTTCGTTACTCCGTTTGCGTTGCTGATAAACAGTCCCTACTCGATGCAATTAGGCATTGCAATACACAAAATGCACTTTTTTAAATTAATTGCAGCATGCATCATTTGCAGCATGATGTAGCCATGCTGCATGATGCTATAGGCGCAACATCAGCATCGCACCCTCCTCCTACCTTGTATACCAAGGGGGAGGTGCATGCTGTGTTGCTGCATATGGAGGTGCTGTTGACTAAATGTTGCAGATGCGATAGTGATGCAGGTGAAGGAGATTTTTATGGAATGGACAAATTCACAGGTGATCGAACAGTTTAGATTGGAGCACCCTACTCGGATTGAGGAGGGGGCGACGTTGTTGTTGCCAGACATTGACCAGTGGTTTGAGGTGGTCGGGCATATGTTCTGGAAGCGGAAGGACACAGAGTTCACTCGCGTCGGGCTGGTGTGGCGCAGTGAGTGTGCCGTCTGCTCGGGGGTGTATGAGTTTAACACCTATCGCAAGTTTGATTATCTGACGCGGACGTGCCCCGCGCATCGTGGGCAGTGGCGCTCGCCCAAGGCACCTAAGCCTCCCAAGGCTCCGAAGAAGACGGGCAAGAGGCGTGGCGCGCTTGAGGCGCAGATCCTGAGCTACAGGGACGAGTTGTCAGTGCTGTCGGATAGGATTGGGGAGGATTTGTTCGTGAGGGCTGTGGCGGGCCTCCTGAAGGCTCCTGTGAAAGGCATGAGGGACACACGCAGGCAGCGTGTCGCTCGCTCGGTGGGCATGCTGGCGAAGGTTGGCGACCTCCGGATTGTTGACGGGGCGGTGCTACTGGCTTAATTGTGGTGCAGGCTCGGCTGGGTGATTTGGAATAGCTCGGTCGAGCTACCCCTTGCATGTGGGCGAGAATGCGGTTATCTATGGGTGGTAACTGGTAGCACTGTGTAACCGAACGGAGCATGCAGACAAGATGACTGGCCGACCTAGCACCTACACTGAGGAGATGGGTAACCTCATCTGTGATAAGCTCACCGAGGGCATCAGTCTGCGCAAGCTGTGCAAGTCTGACGAGTTTCCTAACGCATCGACAGTGTACGTGTGGCTCGATCGCTTCCCCTCCTTCGCAGAGCAGTACACCCGCGCGCGCGAAGCCGCCACCGAGGACATGCTGGAGGACATTCTCGAGATTGCCGACGACCCGCAGGTCGAGGTGCAAGACAAGCGCGTGCGCATCGATACGCGCAAGTGGATCATGGGCAAGCTCAAGCCGAAGAAGTACGGCGACGCTCCGCTGAAAGACAAAGACAACGATGCCACTATCAATGTGCCTGAAGCAGACGCCTTGGCCGCTTTCTTCACCGAGACTGTATTGGCCGCGAAGCGCAACAGCAAATGATCCCGCGCCTGTTCACTAATCCGTGGCGTCGTGTCCGCGAACTTGAGGCCGCAGCCGAGCACCACGCGACCGAACAGTACGCGCTCAATCACGCGCTGCATCTGGCGAACGAGCGCTACGACAAGATCCGCGCAGCCAACCATGAGCTGCGCGAAACCCTGACGCTGTACCGCAACAATGGCTGAGGCAACCGAGCTCAACCTAGCCGACGCGGAAGCCATGCCGCCAAACACGCGCATCCTTGTCGACTGGCAGGTGCGCTGGGCGAAGATGGCGCGACCCGAACAGATCCCTGCCGCAGACTTTAGCGAGTACGGCTACATGGCTGGTCGCGGTTACGGTAAGACGCGCATCGGTGCCGAATGGCTGGGGGCCAAAGCCGCTTTACACCGCAACACATACTGCGCCGTGATCGCGCCTACCTATGCCGACGTCGACAAGGTCTGCTTTCAGGGTGAGAGCGGCCTGCTCAACGTCATCCCCGAGGCGTTGATCAAGAAGTACAACAGCACGGATCTTCTCCTTGAAATGAAGAACGGCACGAAAATCCGTGGCTTTACCAGTGAAAAACCCGCTCGGCTCCGGGGACCTCAGCACCAGTTTATTTGGGGAGACGAATTAGCCGCGTGGCAGAACGCCGAAGAGACGTGGGACATGGCCATGATGGGCCTCCGCCTCGGCGCGAAGCCGCAAGTGCTATGGACGACGACACCTCGGCCAGTCGAACTGGTGCGCAAGCTAATCGTTCCGAAGCCGGGGCGCACTATCGTCACAGGCTCGACGTTCGACAACCGCGCCAACCTGCCCGATCGGTTCTTCGAGAGCCTCGAGGCATACGAGGGCACAACGCTTGGGCGTCAGGAGATCTTTGGGGAGCTGCTGGACCCGTCCGAAAATGCTATCATCAAGAAGAGCTGGCTCAAGTTGTGGCCCGCGAAGAAGCCGCTGCCCGCGTTCGACTGGATCATCATGTCACTCGACACCGCGTTCACTGAGGCGACCCGCGACACGAAGAGCGGCGACGCCGACTACACGGCGTGCAGCGTCTGGGGCGTGTTCCAACACGACGAGAAGGGCTACACCATACTGCTCGATTGCTGGCAGGAGCAGCTCGGCATGCCCGACCTGATCAAGCGCGTGAAGAAAGAGATGAACACGGCCTACGGCGACGACCAAGACGTCGCAATGATCAAGCCCATGTACGGTAGCTCGAAGCCGCTGACATCTGGGCGCAAGCCAGACATCCTGTTGATCGAGGACAAGGGGAGCGGCATCAGCTTGAGACAGATGCTCGACCGCGAGGGTATACTGGCACACGCCTACAACCCCGGCAGAGCAGACAAGCTGGCGCGCCTGCATGTGGTCAGCCCTGTGTTCGCACGGCGCAGGGTGTTCCTGCCGGAGAGCGACAAGTTCCCCGGCAAGCCGCGCGTCTGGGCCGACCCGCTGGTGGCGCAGCTCTGCTCGTTCAGCGGCAAGGGCAGCATCAAGCACGACGACTTCGTCGACAGCACGACGCAGGCGATGCGGCTCATGATGGACAAGGGCATGCTCGGCTCGCTGGTCGACAAGAAGCAAGAGTTCGATAAACCACCGCCGCAGGTGATACAGAACCCGTATGGGCAATAAGGATTAGGCAATGATCGAAGACGAAGAAATGCTGGAAGGCGAAACCGTTGAGTTCGACGGCGAGGACGTGACTGACGTTGAGGACACCGAGGACGGTGGCGCGATCGTCAGGCTTGAAGAGAACGGCCCAGCCGCAGGCGAGAGCGAGTTCTACGACAACCTCGCCGAGACTATGCCCGAACCGGACCTAAAGTCACTGGCGTCGAAGTTCCTCGAGCTGATCAGCCGCGACAAGGAGGCGCGCAAGAAGCGCGACGAGCAGTACGAAGAGGGCATCCGCCGCACCGGTCTCGGTGACGACGCGCCCGGCGGCGCACAGTTCAACGGCGCATCGAAGGTGGTCCACCCGATGATGACCGAGGCGTGCATCGACTTCGCGTCACGCGCCATCAAGGAACTGCTGCCGCCGCAAGGCCCAGCGAAAGATCTGATCGAGGGCGAAGTCACCATCAAGAAGATCCAGAAGGCGAAGCGCAAGACGTCGCTCATGAACTGGCAGCTCACCGTGCAGAGCCAAGAGTTCCGCTCGGAGCTTGAGCAGCTACTGACGCAGGTGCCACTCGGCGGCGCGCAGTACCTGAAGATGTCATGGGACGAGGCGCGTAACCGCCCCGGCTTCCTTGCCGTCATGATCGACGACATGTACCTGCCGTTCGCGGCGACCAACTTCTACACCGCGCAGCGCAAGACGCACGTCCAGTACCTGACGCAGCTCGACTACGAGCAGCGCGTCGAGAGCGGCATGTACCGCGACGTCGACCTGACGCCAGCCGGTCAAGAGCCTGAGCGCTCGGCAGCCGACGTGGCCAACGACAAGATCGAGGGCCGGTCAGACACCAGCTACAACGAGGATGGCTTGCGCACCGTGTTCGAGTGCCACGTCATCGCCGACGTCGAGGGTGACGGCAACGCGCCGTACATCATCACGATCGACAAGCCGTCGAGCAAGGTGCTCGCGATCTACCGCAACTGGGACGAAGAGGACGACAGCCGCGAGCCACTAGACTGGTTCGTCGAGTTCCCGTTCATCCCGTGGCGCGGTGCCTACCCGATTGGCCTGCCGCACATGATCGGTGGCCTGTCCGCTGCCGCGACCGGCGCTCTGCGCGCACTGATGGACAGCGCGCACATCCAGAACGTGCCAACGATGCTCAAGCTGAAGGGCGGCACACGCGGCGGCCAGTCGCTGAACATCCAGCCGACGCAAGTCGAGGAGATCGAGGGCGGCCTCAATGTGGACGACGTCCGCAAGCTGGCCATGCCGATCCCGTTCAACCCGCCGTCGCCGACATTGTTCCAACTGCTCGGCTT